AATCTAAGATGAAAATCAAACAAGCCGAGATAGCTTTTGAGATTGAGAAAAATAAAGCTGAAGCCGCTCTTAAATCTCAACTGATGCAACAAGAGTTTAATTATAACTTACAACTGCATGGAATGAGAGAGCAAACTCTATCGTTAAGAGAAGATGCGAGAGAGAAAGCAAAGAGCAGTAGAATTAGTCAACAAAACACTGAACAGAGTAAATTAATTTCTCAACGTAAAAATAATTTACCGCCTCAGAATTTTGAGTCTAATGAAGATAGCCTAGATGGCTTTGACCTGGCTGAATTTGAGCCTAGATAATGCAACAAATAAGCGTTATTTTTTTAATTAACTTTGTAACTTAAATTATATCTAATGGAATTAAAAGTAAGAGCAGTTGAATCTGCCAAAGAAAAGTCTATTCAAGAAGTTGAGCAAGAGCTTCTTGATAAGCACGAAGAAAAATTTGCTAGTACTGAGACGCAAGAGCCAGAGCAAATACAAGAGAGTGTCGTAGAAGACACTGTTGTAGAAGATAATAAAGAGGAATCTGAATTATCTGAAGAACAAGTTCTTTCATATATTGGGAAAAGATACGGTAGGGAAATTAATTCTTTGGAAGAATTAAGTGCTGCAAGAGCAGAAGCTGAAGAGCTTCCTGAAGATGTAGCAGCCTACTTTAAGTATAAAAAGGAAACAGGAAGAGGAATTGAAGACTATGTAAAATTACAAAGAAACTTTGATTCAATGAATCCTGATGCTTTGCTAAGAGAGTATTTGACAATTACCGAAGGCGAAGGTTTAGATGCAGAAGATATTGATTCTTTAATGGAAGAATATTCTTTTGATGAAGAACTGGATGATGAAGCGGTGATTAAGAAGGCTAAACTAGCAAAGAAAAAAGCTATTGCCAAAGCAAAAAAATTCTTTAGTGAACAAAAAGAATTATACAAGCAGCCCCTTGAGTCGAGTTCGGTTGCCAATCCTCAAGTTCAAGAAGAAATACAAGCTTATCGGCAATATTTAGAATCTGTTAAGACTCAACAAGAGGAAGCAGAAGCAAGACGAAATTGGTTTATTAAAGAAACCGATAAAGTTTTTACTGATGATTTTAAAGGTTTTAATTTCATGCTTGACGACAAGACAGTAACTTTTGCGCCTGGTGATACACAGACTATTAAGAAAAACCAAGAGACACCAATGAACTTTATTAATAAGTATCTTGATGACAAAGGTTTAATTAAGGATGCTGCTGGTTACCATAGAGCTTTAGCAATTGCAATGAATCCTGATAAGTTTGCCAAGTTCTTTTATGAGCAAGGCAAATCAAGTGCTACGGAAGATGTGATGCGTAAGACTAAAAATATAAATATGACTGAGCGCAGAGCACCAGAAGTAGCAAACAAAGGAGGATTCCAAGTTAAGTCTGTAAACCCTGATTCGGGTAGAAGCTTAAAAATTAGAAGTATTAATAAAAATTAAAAAAGTTTAAAAATGGCAGGAAGTGTTCAAGCAACCCCTGGGTATGCTTTACAGCCAAGTGCAGAACAAGTTGCACTGGCTACTAATTACATTACAAACTTCGATTTCTTAAATCAGTATTTACCTGATACTTATGAAAAGGAGTTTGAGCGGTACGGAAATCGTACCGTAGCATCGTTCTTACGTTTAGTAGGAGCTGAAATGCCTTCTAACTCTGACCTTATTAAATGGGCAGAGCAAGGAAGACTACACACTAAATATGTTGATTGTACCTCTGGTTCAGCAGCAGGTTCTGATACAGCTACAATTACTGTGTCTGACACTCTAATTCCAGGGACAGGAAGCATTGCTATCCGTGTAGGACAAACCATCGTTATTTCTGATAACGCAGGTTCTGGTTTAAATAAAGGTATCGTTACAGCTGTTAACACAGGTGCTGGTACTTTTGATGTAGCTTATTATGAAGCTGGAGGACAAGTTTTTGGAGTAGCTGATACTTGTACTGTATTTATCTATGGTTCTGAGTTTAGAAAAGGAGCAAACGGAATGTCAGGTTCTCTAGAAGCTGATGACGAAATCTTCGAAAACTCTCCAATTATCATTAAAGATAAATATGCAGTTAACGGTTCTGATATGGCTCAGATTGGATGGGTTGAAGTAACTACTGAAAACGGAGCTTCTGGATACCTATGGTATTTAAAATCAGAGCATGAAACTCGTCTACGTTTTGACGACTATCTTGAAACTGCAATGATTGAAGCTGTTCCAGCTGAAGCTGGTTCTGGAGCTATTGCTACTACAGGTGATGTAGGAAACAAAGGTTCTGAAGGTATTTTCTACGTTGTAGAAAATCGTGGAAACGTATGGGCAGGAGGTAACCCTTCTACTCTTGCAGACTTTGACGCTGTTATCTCTCGTTTAGATAAGCAAGGAGCTATTGAAGAAAACGTAATCTTTGTTGATAGAGATTTCGGATTCGATATTGATGATATGCTAGCTGCTCAGAACTCTTACGGAGCTGGAGGTACTTCTTATGGTTTATTTGACAATGACAAAGACATGGCATTAAACCTTGGATTTACTGGATTCCGAAGAGGATATGACTTCTACAAGTCTGATTGGAAATACTTAAATGACCCAACTATGCGTGGTGGTCTACCAACTGGTGCTGGTTCTGGCCGTGTAAACGGACTATTAGTTCCTGCTGGTTCTACTACTGTATATGACCAAATTTTAGGTAAAAATGCGAAACGCCCATTCCTTCATGTGCGTTACCGAGCTTCTGAAACAGAAGACCGTAGATACAAAACTTGGATTACTGGTTCTGCTGGTGGTGCTGCTACATCGGATTTAGATGCGATGGAAGTACACTTCTTGTCAGAAAGAGCTGTATGTACTTTAGGTGCAAACAACTTCTTCTTATTCCAAGAGTAGTATATTTATTAAAGGGAGGTTTAACCGCCTCCCTTTTTTTTAATTTTAATTAAATCTTATATAATGAAAAAAAATATCACAATTGTAGATAAGGTCTACAAACTTACAAGAGATGCCGCACCTTTATCTCTTTATATCCCTTCAAGCGGCTCAAGAAGAAAACCATTATTATGGTTTGATGAAGAAAAAGGAATCAACCGAGTTTTAAGATATTCACCCAATCAAAAGTCTCCATTTGAAGATGAGCAAGATAATAATGTTGTTCGTGTTCCTATAGAGTTTGAAAATGGTTTCCTTAGAGTACCTAAAACCAATCCTGTATTACAGCAGTTTTTATACTATCACCCATTAAATGGGAAACGATTTGTTGAGGTAGATAATGAAAAAGATGCGTCTAAAGAATTAGAAAGAATTAACATAGAGGCAGATGCTCTTATAGAAGCTAGAGCTTTAACTGTAGACCAATTAGAAACTATTGGTAGAGTTATATTAGGAGCAAACGTAGAAAAGATGAGTACCTCTGAATTAAAAAGAGATGTGCTTATTTACGTTAGAAGATATCCAGAAGAATTTCTAAGACAAATTAATGACCCATTATTAAAACTACAATCAAACGTTCAGTTGTTTTTTGACAAGGGATTATTATCATTTAGAAATAAACAAAAAGAAGTTTGGTTTAACACCAGTACTAATAAAACCAAAATGTTAACTGTGCCATTTGGAGAAGACCCAATGTATATTGTTTCTTCATTTTTACAAAGCGATGATGGTATAGATGCATTGAAAATGCTAGAATCTTTGTTAGAGGATTAGCCCTAAGTATTCTATATGAAGAGAGGTCAAAAATAATTGACCTCTTTTTTTTTGCTTATCTTTGTAAAAAAGAAAGCGATGATAAATTCTGTTAGAAATACAGTTCTTGCTATCCTTAACAAAAATAATTATGGCTATTTATCGCCATCAGATTTTAACCTATTTGCAAAGCAAGCGCAGTTAGATATTTTTGACGAATACTTTATTGGCTACAACAATGTAGTTAATAAGGAAAATGGTCGTGTGTCTGGAACAGAATATGCGAATATAAAGAAAGGATA